AAAAAGCAGGTGATTCGGACTCTGAAGCGGACCGAATCGCTTGCATTAGAACTGTAATTGTGTTAATATACATTATCACTAACTTTTTTATCGTCGCAGGCGTTATAAGGCATTGGAATGGCTAAAATTGGTTTCGCATGTAAATGGATTGACTTTCCTAATCAAGTCGACGGCATTAAACCCAAAGATGCTTGTAAGCAGTATAATACCGGTGCTACAACTGTAGCTTGGTTAAATAGACAGAGCAGAGATGTTGCAGAACAAAAGCTCTGGGACCTTATGGTTCAAAATATCGAAGCAACACACAAACTCGTAAAGCGAGTAGGAGAATTGGATGAATCCCTTAGGATGGTTCGTATTAGCAGTGATATCCTTCCTGTATATACTGAGCCCAAGTGGTCTTACTTTTGGCGCAGACTCGACGTTGTGGACTACTGTGATCGGCATTTTAAACTTGTTGGCGATAGTGCTCGTAGAAGCGGCGTTCGTCTTTCTTTTCATCCTGGCCAGTTCACTGTTCTTGCTAGCGATAATCCTGAAATTGTCAAAAGATCAATAGAGGAGTTTGAGTATCATGCAGATATGGCCCGTTGGATGGGGTACGGTAAATCATTTCAGGACTTTAAAATCAATGTCCACATCGCGGGTAGAGCCGGTCCAGAAGGTATCCGACAAGCCCATAAGAGACTCAGTCCAGAAGCCCGTAACTGTATTACCATCGAAAACGAAGAAAACGCCTGGGGCTTAGATGATTGCCTTACTCTTTCTGATATTATCCCTATCGTTCTTGATATACACCATCATTGGGTCCGAGAAGGAGAGTATATCAATAGTCAAGACTCAAGAGTTAAACAGGTGGAAGCGAGTTGGCGTGGTGTTCGTCCTGCTATGCATTACAGCGTATCTCGTGAAGATATACTCACCGGACACAGTACAAGTGTTTTGCCAGATTACAAAGCTCTGTTAGAATCTGGATATAAAAAAGCAAAGCTCAGAGCACACTCTGATTTTTATTGGAACAAGGAAGTTAATAATTGGGCAATAAGTTTTCTAGACCAGTTCGACATAATGTGCGAAAGCAAAGGCAAGAATCTAGCCAGTATGGAACTGTACAAACAGTGGAAGGGAATCGAATGATAACCAGAGAAAAACTAATACATCATATCGAAACCATGCGTGAAAGGCATGATGAACTCGATAAGCAGATTAAAGAATTATACGAACATCATGCCAATGATCTAAAAGTAGAAGAACTTAAAAAGAAAAAGCTCAAACTCAAAGATGAGATTGAGCAAACAAGTTCAAAGTTAAAGAAAATTGATCAATAAAAAAGGGCCACTAGGGCCCTTTTTTTATGCCTTTGGTTTACGGCCGCGAGCTTTTTTAACAGTATCTTTTGCTTTAGTGGTGGCTTTTTTAACACCAGCCTTAGCTTTTTCTTTAACTACTGCAACGTCAGCTGAATCAACCTTACCGTCTTTGTTAACATCGGCGGTAGCTTTTACACCCTCGACGACATTTTGAACGGCGGCTGTTGCATCAGCAACGTCAACCTTACCGTCTTGATTAACATCAAAACTTTTGGCATTTCTATTGTAGTACCAGAAACCAGCAACTGCTAAAATTGCGACAGCAATTAGAAGTAATTCCATAGTTGTCTCCTTGTTGATTATTTAGTTTTAAATACGCTACTATATATTTTATTATGAAAAATACGCCAATAGTTACTGTTACTTGTACCAGAGATCTGCCATTACTCGAATTGCAGGCGCAAAGCGTGTATCATTACTTAGATACAGAATGTCCTGTTTATATCATTGTAAATGAATCTAATATGTTAGATTGGTTAGATTACTTTGATAAAAATATAAGACATTTTTACGATAAGCATAAACTTAAAATACTATTTAGAGATGCGTTTCCTGGAGAATGGCAACAATGGATACCTAGTAAAATTAACCCATGGCATGTGGGCTGGGAAACCCAACAAATATTAAAGTTGGCTATAGCAGAGCATTTAACTACAGATGCATTTCTAGTCTGCGACAGCCAGAATTTTTTGATTAAAAACTGGTCAGCCGATTATAATATTCCTGAGGGGAAGATTCCTTACAGGACAGGAATTTATGCTATGCCAATAGACATATGGCAAGAATATTCAAAACGTCTAGACCTGGATCTAAAATCTCCTAATTCTCAAACTATATCAATGTGTACCCCGATTTTTTTACACACTCAATTAGTTCAAAGTCTAATCAAAAGCAAAGGTGGCGTACAAAAATTTAGCAGTTGGTTTAAAACTGCTTCCAGAGTAAAAAGCGAATTTGTATTATATGCTCTGTGGGCTGAAAAACACGGCGGGCTTAACAAATTACACTATTGCGTCGAAGACTGGGCTAGTCCGTATTTGCGAGATAGCAATAATTTTGATTATGATTTTGAGAAATTTATAAATTTTATCGGAGTACACGAACCACATTCTTGGATCAGTGTTAACCATCGTAGCTGGGGCGATATGAGTGGCAAACAATATCAGAGATTAAAAGCTAAATTATTAGAATATAAACTAGAACCAAAATTTGACGAATATCGTAGCACTTACGTTGACTACAAATTCTAAATAAATATCACTATGTATAATTTTATCAAGTGGGCTACTCTACAAGAAAGCCATACTCCCAAAACCTTAGAACAACTAATTCTTCCTTATAAAAAGGACGAACTAGATCCTGTTCTTTCTGAAGATACGATAAAATTACACTACGGTAAACTGTATAAAACTTATGTTGAAAGATACAATGCTGGGGAGGGCGATCCCGATTTTAACGAAGCAGGCGCATTCTTACATCATATTCTTTTCGAACAATTCCAAGTTCCTAGCGGCAACAACAATCCTGACGGCTCTGCAGGAGAGTTTATCAATAAACATTTTAAGTCTTACGAAGCATTTAAAGACGCTTTTAACAAAGAAGCAATGGCTATACAAGGCTCGGGGTGGGTATATTTGGCTCGTAACGGTGAAATAAAAACCATTAAAAATCACCAAATCAAACAAGACATCGTGCTACTCATAGACTGGTGGGAACATGCGTTTATCTTAGATTACGGATCAGATAAAAAACGTTATCTTGAGAACCAATGGAAGATTATAAACTGGAACGTAATAAGTGCTAGAATTGGTCTAGTGTCTTCATAGAGCTTACAGGCATATCCCATATTCTACGTGCTTCTACACCCTTTTCTTGTGCAAACTTTTTAGCATCACAATCTCCGCATACATGATAGTAGTTGTTGTTTAAACGCTTGGGATCCATGTTACCCTTATCTCGTTTAAATATCCCCTGACAACAATCACAACGAAAGATCAAAACAGTTTTTTTTCTTGTGTAGGCATGCATCGTACCGTACTTACTCTTACGGTAGTGAGCTTGTTGTGCGTATTCTTGTCCTATGTACATAACTGTATTTACATTAAGGTTATAAAAATGTTTTGCTAAATATGATATCGAGGGGTAAATGTGATTACAATTACTGATTCAGCAAAACAAAAAATTAAAGATCTTCTCTATGAAGAAGGGAATCCTAACCTAGCACTAAGAACATTTGTCCAAGGTGGCGGATGCAGTGGTTTTAGTTATGGATTTACATTTGACGAAGAAATCAACGAAGATGATTTCGAACTACCCTTAGATGAATTTAAATTACTTGTAGACAGCATGAGTATGCAGTATCTACAAGGTGCAGAAATCGATTATAAAGAAGAGCTAATGGGCTCTCAATTCACTATTAAAAATCCCAACGCAGTAACTACCTGCGGGTGTGGTTCCAGTTTCGGAGTATAAAATAAATGGCAAAGCAAATTATTGATATTGGTGTACAAGGTAACGACGGTACCGGCGACAGTATTCGCGAATCGTTCCGCAAAGTTAATGAAAACTTTACAGAACTATATGCTGTCTTTGGTATTGAAGGATCTATTGATTTTACCGCGTTAGGCGATACCCCGAACAGTTACGAAGCTAATCAGCTGATCATGGCTAACAATGCCGGTGATTCGCTAACTGCTAGAACTATCATCGGCGAGGGTGCTGTAAGTATTGATACTGATGATAACGGAAAAATCATATTTTCTGTCGATCAGATTGGCT